CCCTGTCATCATACTGTCAAGCCGCATTGCAACTAATCCTTCGCTCAATTCGAACGTTAGGTACAATACATTTAATCCTTGCAATGCCCAATTAACCCCCATATTCGCTAAGAACAGAGATTTACCACCGCCTGATCCTGCACAAAAGATGTTCAGTTCACCGCGATTAAATCCGCCGTACAGCTTACGATCCATTGACGGCCATCCTGTGCTAATTTGACCATTACCGTCTTTTAACTTGCTCAATCGTGCTCTAGGATCTTCAAAGTAATCAGTACCCATGTCTTTGTTCAAGCTAATCTGAATTGCATCTTTGATTAACTTTTCAACTGGACCGTATTCGCCCTTTTCAAGCAAGTCTGCTGACTGCAAAATTGCTCGCTCTAATCCCTTATGACGAGAAAAGTTTTCAAACTCGTTCATTAACCAATCATAATTTTCTTTAGGTAATTCAACCGGGTTTAGATCAGTGTTGCAAGATGCATTAACAATTTGTGCCTCGGGCATGATCTTGTATTCGTTAACATAATCGTTAATGAAAGTTGCTACATCTTGTAACTTTCTATCAAAATTCAACGGCTCAAAAATGTTCTGGCAACGCACAAATGTCGCTGCATCGCTCATAAACATTTCTATATATAACTTCTGAATGTCGTGACTATAACTAGGTGCTACTTGTTTATTCTCCGCCATGCTCTATCCTTTTCTTTAACATTGTTATTTTAATCTCACCGTGCACTCTATATTTGAGGATAGTGAGAAGTGTGTAAATTCTACCAAATTTCTTAACAGCATCTGCAACGTCTTTAACATCCGGCCCCCAATCAGGCAAACTAACTGACCAATTGTGTGCTACTGCTGCCTTGAGCATTTGTATGCCTGCCTTATCATTATCGGGGACTACTATTACTTCTCTCGCTAACTGATTAATTCTAGATATTTGTGTTTCATTAGGATCGTTATGGCCTATTGCTACTCCGTCTACTGCAATTGCATCAAACTGACCTTCTACTACGATGACAAATTTTCTATCATCTTTTTGATTGTCAATATTAAACACATATCCAGGTTGTCCGTGTGCAAGATACTTAGGTTTGCCATCTCTAATTTTACGCCCGGTCCATCCTGTAATGCGACCTTCGTGATAATACGGAATAATAACTCGGTCTCTATAGCCGCTAGCTGAACACCAGTGCCAGTTACACCAATCTAAGCTCATGCCTCGATCAAGTATGTACCCTACTACTTCTAAAAAGTCGCTGTCTTCGCATCCTTTGTTAATCCATTGTTGTATGGGTAAACAATCTTCTGGTAATTCTGTTGTCTCTAATTCAAAATTTGGAAGTTTTACTGCTTTCGGTTGATCGTCTTTCTGTTTGATAGCATCAAATGCCAATTGCTGGATCTCGCTATCAGATATACTTAGCCAGCTAAACAGGCTTCGCGTATTTTTCGATAGTAGCTTCCCTGGTTGCCAACCTGCTTTGAAACTACAATTAAAACAGTGATAAGTAAATCCGTCGCCGCTGAACATTATGCCGCCGCGTTTACGTGTATCGACCTTTTCGCCATTATGATGACAGCAGGGCGCATTAAAGCTTTCCCATCCCGACGGAGTTATCTTTCTTTTAGGTGGCAAGGCTAACTGCACTCTTGCCTGTATAGTATTCATACTACTAGTTTAACTGAAATACTGAATTTTATCAATGAAACCGGACGGGAACTTATTGATATTACTTCCAATAGGATTGCCGGTAGGGTAGTAGTCAACACCAAACGCATCGTTAACTGGTTTTACTTTAAAGCGAACTGCTGTAATATTAGTGTTCCAAGATAATTGGATATTACTAGTCGTGGGTGCAATAGATGTATAACTTGCAATTTCAAAAGCTTGTGCATTTGCAGAACCTTGTGGGCTCGGCGAGTTAGCAAGTGTGCCTTCTATTGTAATTTTTCCAACAAAGTTGTTTAATGAAAACATTGCACTTTGCGGGGTAGAGATTGTCATAGCACTCGGAAATGGGCGATACCATCCTGTAAAGAAAATATATCCCATATTTAACGGATCTCTATTGTACTCTTGCCCTTGTTCTAATTGTATTGAATTAACAACTTGAACAGGAAATCCTAAAGCGAACCCGTCTTCTACTATTTCAATTTCGCCAGTAATTTCATAGTAAGTATTAGCATATGCAGGAGTGAATGTTCCGTCACCATTATCTTTTTTCACAAGGAATCGGTAACTACCTGCAGATAGATTTATAGTATCAATGGGATTAAATGTAGCTAAACTAAGGCCTCGAGTAGATGTAGTGACTTGATCGTCGATTAGCGTTAATTGCTTTGTTAATACTCGTTGACGACCAGAGGAATCTATCATATCAAACCAGTAATTTGTGCTAGTAGATAGCGGTACTGGTTTCTGATCTGAATTTTTAAATTGAATTTGTACGGAGTCTTTAAACCCTTTTTGAATTTTTAGCTTGCGTTGATACATGATCTGGTGGATACTCCTGGTTTGATCCAAATCCAATATTACGTCAAGTAAATTGGAGTATAAATAGACTGGTAACTTGTTCATATGCATATTTATCGATTAAATGAAACCAATTAAAAGCAACGATTTTCAACAGAATTTTCCGTTTATAACCTGCATTCGCTGCTGTGACGACGAGTACGTCGGCATTATCATCAACCTCGATTTGCAGGTTACTAGCATATATGATTTTAGCATACTGAAAACTGACGGAGACAAACAGAAATTTTTAGAACTAGGTGAGATTTGGTGGTGGGAATCTAATAGGAAGATACCTATTAATATCTTTTTAAAGGCAGATATGATTGCATTCCGCCCTATGATCAAGACATTTAGTTCTAAAGATATTTCCGTAGTATTTGGGCCTACGGTAAATTTAAGTGATATTGCAGAAAAGCGGGTAAAGCGTAAATCAATACAGCTTGTTAAGAACCCGAAGAAGCTTCGCTAATCTGTTCGCAAATGAGATTTAATTGCATCACAATAAGATGTGCGTAACTAACAGCATGACTCTTTTTAAAGTAATACGCTTCGTCAGTTTTAACCCAAATATCATTCTTAATCGCCTCGAAGCCTTCTTCCTTGCATATTGGCAACAGATGCTTTTTACCAGGTCTAATTAATGCCAATACTATTGCTAATTCTAGTATACTGGTCGGCTTTAATTGTTCTAACAGCGAATGATAACCATTAATATGTACCAACTGATCGCATATATCTTTCTCGTAAATCAACTCCCATAATGGTTCTACGGCAAGTAGCTTACTAATATGTTCTTCGTTCTTAACGTCTTTATATGCAGATACATTTAAGAAATCTATCTTAAAATAACCGCGCTCTTCCGCAGACTTATACTCGATACTAGAAAGTCCGGTTAATGGATTGAACGGAACAGAGTGACAATATACTCCAGAATTATGTTTCTTTGCAATACCGTGGTCAAGTCGCATTGCAGAAATATGCTTAATTTTCGATAGCACTTCGTCTCTATCAGCGAAATCAATATCTATATCCGGCATTTACGCCTCCTCCACATAGTGCCAACACATTTAAATATTGATCCCATGCTTTTTGCACTGCGGGATATCTGCGCCTAATCTCAACGTTCTCTAAAGATTCTTCGTTAAACACTTGCATCATGTCTTTTACGCGAGGTTCGGGCACATGAAATGCAATAGCTTTCACATCTGTAACTGTATACTCTGGGTATAAGGTTGACATAGAAGTAGTATATGTATATGGATCGATCTGTTGTCGAACAGCAAATCGTATTTCACTATCGGTCACTTTTGCATCAAATTGATCGCAGAATTTATTGTATTTTTGAGAATAATCTTTCATAGTATCTTTGCTTCCTTACATATCTCTTTAACCATTATAGCATCTTCTTTCTGTTCTTTAAACTTACGCAGCCAAAATGTTAAGTCGAATACAGGAGAAATCATCTCCAATTGTTCATCGCTAAACTTTGCAAGCATATCTGTGCCGCCTTTACAGTTTAACATTACCCAACAACTAATCTTACCATTCTTAATGTGATGCACTGCACGATTTAAGTTGACGTATAAGAAGTAATGGTTAAACTCAACCTTATTTTCGTCAGCCCATTCCATCATAGTTGTAATAGATCTCTGCACTGCTGACTCAACTGGCTCAATTTTTAGCATCTCGTATAGATAGGTTTCGTATAGTGCGTCCTTACACCAGTGATCGAGTTTAACTCCACTCTTAATCACATAGTCAATAAATCTATCAGGATATAAAGGATTAACATTATTAACAAAACTTCCAAACTTAACGAAGGCGTTGTAATAAGATGTTTTACAGAACTCATCATATGTTTTATCTTTTTTGGCATTTTGGGTAAGTCTAAAGAATCTGTTAAATGCGAAGAACCCTGCTTGCACTCGCTTTTCGCTTTGTTGTAGCGCCCTACGTTTTTGCTCGCACATGTGCGCTACAAGAGTCTTTTCTTTCATGAAACTCTTGTTGCAATGTACACAATTGTAAGGTTGTTCTTCTAAATTAATCATGCACTCTTTGCGTTATCGTATTCTTTTACCATTCTATACAACGGATCTTGTTCCCATATGATAAGACGTTCTGGGAAATTCATTGCTTTTTTGCTACCATCGAGATATAAGTTGTCACCGTCAATTTTTGTTACTTCACAAATATCAAGCATGGGACTCTTGCCAATCATTACTGCTCGAATAACCTTGCATCCAACATGAAATGAGAACCCTAATTTATCCTTCATTCGTAATCCTTTCGTTGCTTCTTATCAAAGCCCATCTTATCGAATAGTTCTTCTTTATCTTTCTTGTCCATCATCTTTGCAAGCATTTTAATATCGGCCATCTTCATAGCAGGATAGATGTCAGCTAACAATTTTTCAATCTTAACTGCCTTTTCTTTCGATCCTGCTTTAAGATATGGGTGATACAACTTGACACCTGCACCTGTACCAGCAAATAGCTTCCACAGAAGTGCTTTATGATTCTTACTTAGTGTCCAATGATCTTTATTCACAAGTTCGTTAGTTCGTTCTACAAACCATTCTTGTGTTTCTCGATCGCCTTCAACATTTGCAACATACCGCATTAGGATATACGGGCTGAATACTTTTTGCTCTTCGGGAGTAAGTTTATCGTAGAAATCGTAGTTCCTGAGATCTACGCCTGCGAGTTCACGTTTGATGTCAAGTTGTGCAGTTGCCATTATACTGGATGATGAGGTGGAACATATGACGCATGCTGCGTCGACAGGTGATATATCATTATACACTGTTCTAGTGCTTTTTGCAAGGTAATATTACTCTTTGATGCTCGACGAATATTGCCCCAAAGAGTATCTTCTTCTAACTCGTTCATTAGATACATTGCCTTTAAACTTTGTCCAACCATTACTCGCTTACTGCTACCTTCTTCTCTGGCAAAAATAGTTTCGCCTCCGTCAGGGCTTTCGTAAATGAGCGTGACACCTGGAGTAAGTGATCCCATTTTTATACTCCGTTATTTCTTACTAAGAAAATTCCAGATCCGTTATGCCAATCGCTAGGGAACCCCGGATTTTCGCCCGTTTCTATTTCTACTTTATATAGGATTTCTAGATTGGTTTTTGCAAAACCGTTGTATGTACCAGTTTTAACATGCGATACTTCTCCACCGTGATCATTCCAATCATCGATAATGATTAGCGACACTGGATCTAATGCAGGTACTGCTCGTACAATTGCGTTAAAATGTTCTTCTTCCTCGTGCCCTGCGTCATACAAATATACATTAAACTTGCCATGCGCTGAGAAATCAAAGTTTTCGAATTTAAAGTCAATAACATTGATGTCAGTATTCAGTCCTTTAACAGAATCAACATTTGCTCTACATTGAGCTAAACTGCTACCACCGTATGAAAAATCATCAACTGCTAATGCTTTGATGTTATCAATACCACCAACTGCTGCACATAAGGTCGAACCAGTAAACGACCCTAATTCTAAATAGCGAGGATCACTGATCAATCGCATATAGTTGTTAATAAATCGGCGGTATTTCAAACCGCTCATACCCGGAATAGTTAATGCAATTGGAGGGATGCTGCTTTCAAGCGTAAACGCATCGCGAATCAATTTAATATTTGGGTGATCTGAATAGAGAAATTCTGTAATAGTTGTCATATAGTGTTACCAGCATTTAGTATAGTGAACGATTTCACTTTGGCGGCTAACTTCTTTAACAAAGTAAGCGCAGACGGGTTTATCTCCTGCATGAAGTGGAGTGCAAAGTAGTTGTCCAGGTTTCATCTTTGGAAAATACCATTTAACGTCTTGATAAACATTAACGATATCGATATCAAAAAATTCAGGACGAAAACTACTTAGTGGGTTAAACGTAAAGGTTCTAAAACCTCGATCATTTAAACTTGTTAATGGAAGAACTTCCATATCTGGACCTTCCGGATCTCCTACAATACAACACCAATCCAAGGGCATTGGTACTTCGTAAGGTCCGATTTTAAGGACGGCGGCAGGTCCAGTGAATGATTCCAAAAAGATTAATGGCAGATAAAAGTAATCGGGATTTAAATTATCCGAATTATCCATTACTGCATACCTTAAGTCTTCATCGACTTCTTCAGGTAATTCATTTAGATAAAATGTTTTATTTTCTAGTGTTAATATTTGCATTATTGTTTTACTTTTTCTATAGTGAATGGATATTGAGCATCTTTATAGAATTTTTTACGTTCAGTTAAATGTCTCTTTGCGTATTTTGTATTTGCGGTAAAATCCCAGATGTTTACAAAATCTTTGTCTTTGGCTTTTCGGATGCCTCGTCCAATAGATTGAATAACTCTAACAAATGACTTTCCAGGTTCAAGTAATATAAGATTAAAAATACGGGGAATGTTAATACCAACAGCAGCAACACCATACGTCGCAATAGTAATAGTATTATCTGACGTAGCAATTTCGTCGTATTCATCCTTTCGATCAGTTGTCTTCATTGCACCAGATATGAACGCAACTTCGTCGCCGAAGTATTCTTTTAGCATCTTCCCGGTTTCGATTCGGTCAACTAACACAAGTGCATTGCCGGTTTCTGCAATCTGCTTGATACGTTTTGCTAAGAACTCTACTCGATCTTTATCAGTAACAAGGTATTTGAGTTCTTCTGGATAACTTTTGAACTCTTTCCACTCCTGTGTTTGCACAATGTTAACATGACAAGTACTTAATACACCTTTCTGTTGTAGCTCGTATGCACTTACGCGACCTACTACATTACCGAGGCTGCATCGTATGCTTTCAAATTCAAGTGAATCCTTGGGAACAGTTCCGGTAAGTCCCCAACGGATCGGAGCATTACGCAAGTTTTGTGTAAGTAGATTCTTCAATACTTCTGCTTTAGCTTGATGCACTTCGTCAATAATAACAGTGCTAACACCTTCAAGGAACTCTGCAAGTGTGATTAAATCAGCTTCACCATTCTTAGTTTTCTTATCAAGTACGTTCAGACTTTGCCAAGTGCAGATTGTGTGCGTCTTATCAAGATCCTTTCGATCACCGTAATAAACGCCAACATCTAACCCAACGTTAATAAAATCTTCTTCAGTTTGTTCAACTAGACTCTTGTTAGGAACTACAGTAATAGTACGTCCGTACTTCTCGCAAATCTTGCTAAGTGTTGCAGTCATGATAGTCTTGCCTGCACCTGTTGCAATTTCTTGCAATGCTTGTGGATTCTCTAAGAATACATTAACTGTGTCAACTTGGTCGTCCCGCAATCTAATAGGTTCGCCTTCAAATCGATGTCCCTTTGGCCAGCATTGATTCCCCCAAAAATCTTCTTTAATTTTTGAGAACTCTAACGGTACAGATGTGCGTTCGTCGTCGACTTCGATGTAATACCCTTCACTTTCAATAATTGGCAATACCTGATCTAGTAAACTAACATATGTGGTGCCGCCTAATCCAAAAAAGCCAACGCACCCATCCCACCTACCTAACCGATATGAGGGTTGATACTTTGCACTTTGTTGAAAATACTTAAACTTCTTAACTAACTTTTTACGAGTGTCAAGATCCAATCCATCGATCTTGACATTGACCTCGTCTTTAATTACAATTCTAGCTGTCGCCATCTGGTGTTCCTTGCTGGTTCTTTCATACTATAATACACTAAATTAGTTGCATTATCAACCACTGTATTCATCGTAGAATGAACATAATTGTAATAACCTAAATTAATTACTGTGGTAAATTTTACTCCGGACTTAACTAACGGCTTTGTGATCTTGGTACTAACAAACGCAAGTTGAGTGTTTTCTGTGACTGGATTATTTAAACTTGCATCTTTTACAAACATATTAAATTCTGCTTTATCACTGGGCAATCTAAACATAACACTGATCTGCTCAACATCTATACCCAGTGATATTGCGAATGTAACCCATTGCTGCAAAAGTGGAAGTTCGTTTCCCCCAGGTACAATTACAATTGCAGGCCCGCCGTATTTTAATAAATCTGAAAACTCGTTAATAGGAACAGCGGCATCATCTATCCACAACGGTTTTGTTCTTGTTGTGTGTGCTATGATTCGCTTAGTTACTTTAGATATCCCGGCAATTTCCATTAATGCACTAATAGTGTCATCCCATGTTTCGATACCGTAGCTTTTTGCGTGAAATAGTACTTCTGCTAATTCGTCAGATTTTGGTTGAGGAATATTCTTATGTGCATTTATAATTGCAAACTTATCGTCAACCCAAGATACCATTGGTAAATATTTCTCAGCTGATGCAACAATTTCAGTAACAGAACTATACAGCTCTGCAAACTCTTCAGTTACTGTAAATCCGCGTGGAATTAATATATCCCCGATGTACGCAATATTACGTTCGGTTAAACCGTAAATCCACAGCTTCTGTTCAGTGCTCCATTGGCCTCGATGAATTTCATGTAAGTCACTATTACGCTTCTTAAGTAAATCGATGATATCTTGATCATACGGAAATTCAACAAAGATTTTCTTTCGGGACTCGTGCTGTTCGATACGAATGCTTTTTACTTTAGGTAATACTCTAAAGGGTTTCTTCCACTTCGGATTTTCTAATACGTCGTTGATGTTAGGAACAACCGGACGAATCTTATCTTTGTTTGCAGTTAATGTTCTTAATGCAAAGTATGCTTGCTTTTCTGTAAGAGCATGACCGTGTGTTAACTGAACACCAATACTCTCAATTATAGTACGATCGGGCCCTGACCAATCTATTGTCTGAACAGTCGTACCGGTATACACTAGGACAACATCTGCTACTAGTTCTATTAAATCTTCGATAAACATGAGTATTAGATATGTACATCTTCCATGCCGGCAGTTCGCAATTTAATGATATTACTCATCTGCCATTGTTTAATATCCAACGCCTTGATAATTCCAAGCCATTGGTTCCTTAGTAAAGCAAATTCGTTGATGATCTTTTCTAAGTCAACAACATCAGCTTCACCGTCAACATACTTTTCACAATCTCTCGAACTGAGAGCACGTTGATAGTTTTCTAGATATTTCTTGAATGCTTTTGAGCGTGTTCTTCTAAGCTCAATATTAAGATATTCTAACACAGCTTCAATTTCTTGAAGCTGGTTAAAACGCTGTTCAACAATGCCGGGTAAAAGAGAAGAAGCTTTTTCTAAGTTTCCAAATACTTTGACTTCTTTTCTAGCATCATCTAATTGGACGTAGAAGTACTCAATACAGTCAGGCAAATGACTAATGTCTCTACTGACTTTTGAGTACCAGCTCATTTAATCCTCGTCTTCGTTGTAATCGTCTTCTTCGTCTTCGAAATCTTCATCGGCAACAGCTTTGATTGCATCATCAAGATGCGGATCATACCCTGTAAACGACTGTAGGTCGTCGATACTAATATCATTGCCTAGCAAAAAATCAACGTATTGATTTGCTGCCATTTCGCGATTCTTTTCGGGAATATATTCACGGAACATATCCCATACTGTCATAATTAAACTCTCGTCCATCATGGCTCCTCAGGTTCTTCTACGGAAGTTGTCGATTGAACCGACTTTTCATCCCATTGTTTCATAATTAACTGTAACTTTTCTTCAGTCCAATTCTTACGAAACTCTGCAATAATCTCTCCAGTGTCCTTATCAGTATAAGCAAGTTTGTTGCCTACCTTAGATAATACACTCATCTTTTCAAACATGTCAACTAACCCAGATGTAGGCGCCATTCCTGTTGAATATGGGATTTGAATCTGTACACTTTCAAATGGCTTTGCGTAACGTGTTTTCATAATCTTGCAAGCTGCACGAATACCTAAAACATCAGTCACTTTGTTTCCATCTTCATCCAACTTTAGTTTTAACTTTTTCATTGCAACTACAATTGAACTTGCATAAACAAATCCTTGGCCACCGCTAATCTTATCATCTGGATCAAACATATCCTGACTTGCATATGTGTGATTAGTACATACCAATCCTACATTATAACTTCCAAACATATTTACACAGTTGCGAACTAGCGAAGTTAGTGCTTTGGGCTTACGGCCCATATCACCCTTCATTTCGCCTGCTTCGAATTGATTTACATCAGTCGGAGTAAGCAACATCCCCAATGAGTCAACTACAAATAATACCTTTGGACGTTCGTCCTGCGGCATAGTTTTGTATTCTTTCATGAATTCTGATATTGTTTTTGCAACATCGTCAATCATTGCCATGTTCAACTTCAACAGTTTTTCAGCTGAAGTATCAACGCCAAGATCAATTAGCCACTTTTCGTCAAGTGCATTTTCGCTATCAACTAAGACAACAAAAATTCCCTGTTCTTGTGCATGTCTGATAATGTTACCTGAACAAATATAAGACTTGCCCGCACCAGACTCTCCAGCAAACACTGTTACCTTACCAAGAGGAACTCCCCTAAAGAAGTCCCCCGAGATAAGATAATTTAGTGCGTAGTTGCCAGTTGAGATCCAGTCAGTAGGATCGTTAAAGCCGATTCCTAATCCATCAATTGATTTAGTAATACTTTTTCTAAACTTACTTATATCAAATGCTTTACCCATGATATTCCTTTTTTAATTTACAATTTTCCCCGTGCCATCTGGTATAGTTCGACTTTGATATATCAACTATTCCGCAATATTCACAGGATTTTCTATTTTCTAAATTGTTCACCCAATGATTAATCCCTTTGAACTTAGCTGCAATCTCTGGTCTGCGCATTGGATTATTATCGCCCTCTTGATAAGGTCGTTTAATGCCAGTTAACGCCACGCTAATTTTTTCTGCGTTCTTAGGATTTTTGTTAGGATGATTGTCTCCGCGAATAGAATTTCTTATCTGTCCTTTTTGAGGATGGTCTTTACCCTGTAAATTATGTGTCCAGTGCTTGTCTCCTCGATGTTTATCAGCCATTCTTTTTGCAATAATTGGATTTTTCATCGGATTTAACTCGCCCGGGCTAGGTCGCAAATCCCCATTGTGCATGTTATAACTCATTGGGTTATTGCGAACATCCATAGCAGTTAAGTAGTTTGTTTCGAGCTCAACAATGTAATCAGGTGTCCCTATGACTAACACTTCTCGGACCCAATCTGATTTATTAGATAATATCATTGGCTTAACTACAGAACTAGAACAAATATATCCATCATCAGGATAGCAACCTTTTGCAGTCCTGGACCCAACATACCATTTTTGTGTGCTATGTTGAGTCCATTTATACAGATATGCTAAAGTCACCCTTCTTTCTTTTGACGGTTTTTAATCATTTGTAGAATATCTTTTGCGCGATCGCTTGCTTCTGATCCGGCTGCTTTTGGAGCATCTTCAGCTACTGGTGCTGCAAAAGATTTTTCAGCTTCTGCTACATCATCTTCGTCAATTGCATGCGCTGCTGGCTTTGCTGCTGGCTTTGCTGCTGACGGAGTTGCTGAACCTGTCGACTGTCCACTACCACCCATACCAGCTGGCTTAAAGTATGCGCCCCAACGATCCATGTCAAATGCTTCACCGTCCACCGACGCTTCAAACATTTCTTTCATGATCTTGAGTTCAACTTCGCCTGGCTTCTTAGGTAGGAAGCTCTTCAAATCAAACAAACCATATTGTTCGATAGCTGCTTTTTCAGCATCGCCTAATGCACGTTCACGACGCGCCCAGCTTGATGTAGAATAGTCAGCATATCCGCCCTTGCTGGTCTTAGTAATCTTGAAGTCAAGCCCACGAACATAATCCGTTGGTAGTTCTTCAATCTCGCTATCCATCAATGCGTTCTTAACCAGATTAAAAATCTGACTGCCGATAATGAATCGACGAATTGGATTTTCTGGTGTCTTATCCTCAGGCATTTTACTGTCTGTTACAAACCCTTGGAACAAGTAACTGCGCTTCTTCCAGTACTTACGTCCCAACTCTTCGAGTGACTTATCCTTAAACCAAGGACGCACCTCGGTAAGAATTGGACAAGTCTCGCCCCACATTTCCATGCAAGGTACTTGAACTGTTACGGGTTTGGAATTTGCTTCACCCTTAACTCCTGCGAATGGCAATTTAATCATTGCGCGTTCAATCCAGAAGAAGGTGTTTGCTGGGTCTGCATCAGGCAGGAAACGAATTGTAGTCGTTGTACCTTCTGCTGCGTTCCAGTGTGCGAAAATCGCGTTGTCTCCACCAGCTTGACCGCCAGTGTTTTGTTGACTTGATGCCTGTAGTTTTGCTCTAATTTCTGCCAAAGATGCCATGTTAATACTCCTTAAAAAATGTGCCTTTGTGTTTGCCTCTTTTCTCTATGCAACTACATAAAGAAAAAACTTAGCATACGTTATATTGTATGCTAAGTTATTTATCTTCGCAAGCCTATTCGGCGTTTATTTTAGGTTATTTTAATCCGGCTAATTTTCTCATTTCGGCAATAGCAGCAACTTCTGGACCGACAACTTTTGCTTCCTGGCTCAATTTCATAATAAAGTTTTTAGCAAGTTCGCCCGCTTCAGGACCAAATTCACGAACAATGCCGGCAACGATACCAGGTCGGCCTTTTGTCCAAGTGCCTTTATCTCTATCGAAAAAACCAACAATTGCTTTAGCAATTTCTTGTGGAGTCGCTTTCTTAGCAGGCTCTTCTTCTGGCTCAATTACTTGATCAGCTGGATTAACTTCTGGCTCAATAGTATCTTCATCGGAAAACTGATTACGAACTCTAGCTAAGAACACACTATCCGGATCTTTTTCTTGTGCATTTACTTTATCTATTAATGCAGCTTTCTTTGCAGCAACCGTTGCCATCAGTTGCTTGATCTTTTGCAATGATCCAGTATCATTAAACTTCTTAGATTGTATATACAAATCATTTAAGTGTTTGATCTTCGCACTTAGCTCTCTAATTTCTAATGTAAGTGCAGGGTCTGCAAGTTCAGAAATAACACTTTCTGCAACTGGTTGTTCGGGTGCGGGTGCAGGTGCAGCCTGTAGTTGTTGAGCAGGATCTAATTCTTGTGGTTGCTCCGGTTCAGGAGCAGCACCTGCAATTGTTTGTGCAGCTTGTGGATCGGCTTGATCTAACCAAGACATAATCGTATGTTTAATTAAGTCTGAATCAGCATTCGGATTCATTTTAGCCAGTTGATTTAAACTAGCAAACAACTCGGCTCCAACATCGGCATCAATACCGATTCCTTGTAATGACTGAATGAGCTCACCGCTCGCACCTAATTGTAAATCTTGAGTTAATAATTCTTGAAGACCGTTAGTTGTATCGGGTGTCAAAGTACCTTCAGCAATCTGATGAGCCCAGGATTCAAATGCAGCAAATTCTTTAATTCCTTCGCTAGTATTACATTCGCATGGGCTTTCTTTGCACTCTGGGCAGATATCTTCATCTTTTGCTTCGCCCACGTATTCTTCAAGATCGATTTCGCTTTCTTCTTGCATGATCGAGTGGATAAGCGGGAATGCTTCTGCAAGACCTTCATCAAAGCCACGTACGGTAAATGTATCTTTGTAGCTTTCCATGGTAGCATCATCTAACACTACTGGATCTGCTGACTTAGGTTGGAACTGTTCTTTCCAGGATTCGTAATACTTTTGCTGACTAAGGCATTCCATATGATTACGCAGACTTTTTAGTTTTGCATTTGTGCGCTCTGAAATATTCATTGCATCTGGATTCATGCTCTTTGTCTTGTTGCGCACATGCTTTTGAAAACTAGCAAGCTGTAAACACTTTGCGGCTGTTTCAATGATGTCTTTACCGTGATCGTCATGCGGCATACCGCCGTGATATACATGACGTTGCAACGCACGACCTAAGGGCAACCAAGCAAACGGACTCTTAAATCTCTCACCTTCTGCGTTCTGGATGAAGATGTTCTTAATCTTACGGCTGCGAGAGCCAGGAATTGAATCGTCGATTTTACCATCATGTCTAACAATAAGTAATGTTTCGCCAACTTTTCTTTTGGAAGTCTTTGAGCTCCCAAACATTTTAGATTCTGCCATAGTTTCTTCCTGTGTGCCGTTACTTCGTTTCTGCGCAAGATATTGGAAGTCTGTCTTATCCAAATTATCTTTAGTAATATCGCGTGTGTCAAATCTCATAAGTCTACGTTTTGCAAAAAAGCGCATTTCTCTTAAGAAATCAAACCACATGTCTTGTGTTGTTTCGTCGGTATCTTCTGTGATGCCTTGACTAAAGAAGATTTTTAAGTTACCAGTATCGTTAATACTAATGCTAACTCGCCCTAGATTATTGCCTTCTATTACAAAGTCAAAATCAAAAAATCTTGCATCAGCAGGGTTTGCTGTAACAGCACCATTGTCATCACCCATCTGTAAGTTGGAGAAACGGCTGCGTACTTTGTCGAATAAATCTTGGGCGATAATTTCTATAGGCTTCATTACTATATTTATCCCATTCCAGACATGTAGATAGGCAAGGGTAGGATCAATTCATCTCCTACATGCTCGTGCATCTTATCGTATATAGCAGGATCCCAGTCTTGTAACATCATAATCATACGGACGTTAAGTAGTACGCTTGCTACTAAGTCGTCATGTTCACCAGTTTTTGCTTCAAAACTTAACCCTTTTGCCACAAAAGCTTTGAGTTGCGTAATTAGCGGTTTGCTATAAATTTTAAAAGTCTTACTTTCGATTAATTGCTTTAGCTTTGCACATGCTGCAATTTTAGACTTAGGAGTAGTTAAAAATCCCTTGCGGAATCTACGAGCGTGCCCTTTCTTAATAGGCTCACTTAGGAACAATCCCGGGTATGTTTCTTCGCCAAGTTCACTAATTGCAACTAGTGCAGCTTCACCGATTGTATTATTTTCTACAGAATAGTAAATGCTAGAGGTCTTACCATCTGCTGTAAATTGCTCGTCAATGTGTTTGGCAATATCCCGCATTATTCGAACCTGTTTTTGAATAGGTGTAGTGTTATGATGCCACTCCCCAACTTGTTCTAAACTAGGAATTTCAATAATTTCGAGTCCTGCAAAGTCTCCACCGGTGCCTAAACACGGGTCTAACGATATAATATAGGTTGCATCTGTGTTAATTTTCTTATACCATCGGACTTGACCCATTTTCATAATAGGCTCTTTGCCCACAAGGTCGAACAACGATATCGAATTGATAAGAGTTTCGTCAAAGATTAAGAATTCGCATTCGTGTTCTCGACGGAACCGTTCTTCACCGATACGTGCTTTTTCTTCATCAGCCCACTTTTGATTACGATCTGGATGTTCTTGCCAAAATGCTTGGAATGGAAAGAATCCGTTCTTTCCGAGGATTGTTTCATTTCCGAATTCGTCTTCTTTTTTATTAGCTTCATTCCAAATTTGTGCAAACTGATCTTCGTCACTATTAGGAGTGCTAGTAATAATAGCTTTACCACCTGTTGCAAGTGTAGGTGAAATAGAAGTCCAGAATTCTGTAGCGATATTTGGCGGAACGAACGCAAACTCGTCGCAGTATAGAAGCGAAAGTGACATACCCCGTCCAGTAGTTTCTGTTGTAGTCTGTGCTACAATACGACTACCGTTTTCAAATTCCATACTTTGTTTGTTATAACTAGTAACTCCTGCACGAATGTGATCGGGACAAAGTTCGTATGCATAACGAATACGATTCATAATTTCCATAGCACCTGTATATTTGTGTGCTGCAATTAGGATAGTTGAATCCGGAACAAACATTGCATACCATAAAATATATCCGGCTGCGGTTGTAGTTTTACCAGTCTGGCGCGGAAGTAAGTTTACATTAAATCTATGGTTGTGATAACTATCGATTAATCTACGCTGGTAATCGAATGCAGTGTAATGCAACTTTCCTTTAGTAGGATGCTGAATATGAAAGAAGTGATCAAGAAAATAATGGGGATCATCAGTACATAACGAAATATCCTGAACATCTTGTTCCGTAAACCGCTGCTTCTTATGCGCAGTTTTAATTAAATTGCCTTCGAGTATTTTAGCCATACTGTATTTACTCAAAAAAATAGCCCCCGAAGGAGCTATTTGATGTAAGCAAGAATTACTTCTTACTAACTTTACCTGAGCGTAAACGATCTAACAACTCATCGTCGTTCGGACCAGTGATTGCCTTGCCGACTTTCTTTGCAATCTTACTAACAATTCCCTGCTTCTTTTCAGGTTCTGGTTTATAATGTTGTCTAGCTTTGCTCGATTCTTCTGCTTCTGCCATGTATGTCTTATAGTCTTTCAATAATTGAGTCTTAACTGTTTCAACTGCTTCAGCAAATGGGTTGCCGCCACCGTCTTTCTTTGCTGGTTCTTTTGGCTTAGATGTTACTTGATCGTCGCCGTAATCGTGATCTTTAACTTTTGGCTCTGGAGAATTATCATAATGTGCTCCGTCGCTTGTTAACTCGTCAGTCATATCACGAACATCATCCGCCATATCGTTAAAATGTGCTGCTTGTGCTGGCTCTTCTGCACCGCCGATGCTTTCATCTTCGTCGCCTAGGCCCGGTGCATCCATTGGCTCATCACTACCTTGTGGACCGTTCATTTTATCAACGATGCCGATCATGTTTGCCATGTCATCAACTGGCTCCATGTGCCCTGCTTCTGGTTCAATTTCAACTTCTGCGTGTGGCTCCATTCCTGGTTCCATTCCCATTGTATCGCCAACTGGCTTCATGCCTGCTAACGATAAGATTTGACCAAGCATGTTTGCAACTTCGTCGCCAGTTTCAGCAGTTCCGTTGATGCTAAAGCTTGCTGGCATACGTGGAGGTTGCATACCACCCATCATCCCTAATGGTCCGCATTCAGCAACTGACGATTCTTGTACAGTTGACTTACCTGCAATATTAGAGATTGTCCCCATGCTCTTTTCTTGAGACATTGTTGGCTTCGCAACATTAGGGTTTGTAGCATCAATTTCAGCTAGACGTTTCATTACATCGATCATTTGCATAATAATTTCCTTTACTTTGCCACAGGGCTTTTAGTGTTTTGTGGCAAGTCATTGGTTGTTTGTCCTTTGCCTTCTGTAGGGATAACTTCCCCACGTTCCTTTCTCTTTGCTTTTAAGTCGTCGTTCAACGCCTTTACAAGGCTGAGATTATATTTGTCACCGTAGTATTCTTCACTATTAACTTTTGGATGTTCAGAATAATTGCTATCGTTTAATAGCGCACCTGCGCGTTTTTCTGGAGCATTCTGATATTCTTCTTGAGGTTCGCCGGGGTTTCTAACTACGATATTCTGTTCATTAATTTGTAGACCGTTGCCTAAGTAACTCATTAATTCGTGGCCTGTAACCGGATAGTCAACAGTCACTTCGTAAATGTTAACTTCTACATTACGATGTCTTGGAAAATCTAAAGGTAGTGATTGAACTGGAGTTCTTCCTGACTTTTTAAATTCTACAACTTTATACTTGTCTAACAGCGATTTAAGAGTGGCTTCCTGTTCGGTAGTGATTACTCCTGCAATCTTAACCTTAAAAGGATAGGTCTTTTTGCTTTCTGTTAGGTGTTCTTTAAATGACTTCATTGGTATGTTCCTAGTATGTTATTTATCAACATTTTTAAGTTTTGCTAGGAGACTATTGCGGTCAGTAATAATAAATCCTTTGCCCTCTACAGCATCTTCGGAGTTTTCTCCGACTGTCTTTTTGTCAATAGCAAGCTTCTTTAATTGTAGCTCGACCATTTTTAATTTTTTATCAATCTTAGCACTCTTTGCATCGACCGCAGTTTTTAGCATTGCACCTGCTACTTCAAACATTCTGCTCCCGTATCTTGCTTCAACGTTCATGCCTAAGTCCATTAAATCGTCAAATGCATCTTCTGCTTTCTTAGCAAGACCGTCTAGCTCAGTATCGCTCATCGAGCCCAATCCCTCTACTTTAGGTAGTGCTGCACTAATTTTATCAAATTCTTCTAATCGATCCTGCAGATTTATAACAGCGGCAGGCGCTTCTTTACGAGGTTTAACTAGCGGCACTTCCGTGGAAGGAAGATTTAATAAAGTTTCAAGTTTCTTTGTCATATGATTATTTAACGCTTCTTACCGCCCATATGGAAAATATCTTCTTCTGTGATAACTCTAAACATTAATCCTTGCTTTGCACACCACTGCCTAGCAACTTGCCACTTAGCCATGTTCTTGATATAGTGTGCTTGATTAAATTTATTCTTTCCTACTGACTCTGCAAATGCTTGATTACGCGGTTTAATTTCCCATATTTCAGCATGTTTCTTTTGATCTTTGTCAGTATACACAACAAGAAAGTCTGGAACATAAACAGTTGCTTTACCAGTTAACGGATCTCTATAAGGTATTTTAATACTCTCACTAGCCCATTGTTGTATGCCCGGATTTTCATCGAGCATTTTCATAACTGCTAATTCCCAGCTTGAACGATATCTCGGAACTCCGTTACCTATATATTTCTCAGAATTTTTAGGTTGAAAGGAACCTTGTGCATATTTTAAGCTCATGCAACAATATTCCTAGCAACTTCTTCAGACACTGTAAATGCATTGCCGACCCCTAAGCTACTAGTTTTATATCTATTGTAGTTTAGCACCTGTGTAACTATTGCGCTAAGTTGTAAGTTTGAAACATTTTTAAGAGTTTCAATTAGTTCAAATGGATTCACTTGATCGATTGTGCTTTGTTTAAGCATAATATATGCAATACTAGTTGCAGCATCTTTTTCGAACCCTCTGCTTTCGAAGAATCCTATCATCGCTGCATAGGTAGTTCCTTCTATACTAATAGGAGTGTTAGTATATGCATCAAATACTTTTAGAGTAAAATCTGCACTATCAGAAAGTTTAGATGTTTGGGGAGTATTATTAATATATGTCATGGTAATATTACTTAGTCACACTAACAGGAGTTCCTTGAAAAGTGCCAGCTTGCCGGCCGCCTAGATTAATTCCTAATCCGCTAAGTGTGTTTCCTAACCCTGGGGCATTTTGTTGAATAATATTTCCTAGCACGCCAGTAGGACTCACTCCGCCACCGAGTATCGAGCTCTGTGCACCTGATAATACACCCGCACCCATTACCGCAGCATTTAACAGATTAATTGGACTCTTACCGGTATTGCCTAGCCCAGTAACGTCCCCTATTAAGTCTAACGCGCCATTAACAGTTCCGTTCATATGATCGCCGATGCCTAACGGGCTTGCAGTATGATCGTACTGTAATTTAGCAAATCCAGTAGGATTATCTTCTACCACTTGTCCTTTTCCGTAGAATACAGTTTCGTACATAATTGACATTCTACTTTCTGCAATTTTATTACCAGAAGTTTGATCTAATTTATCATGTTCCCAGTTGGAAATGATTGGATTGACTAACTGGAAACTAGTAAACAATTGTCTGTTTAACTGATATATTGTAATGTTTTTAAAGAACGGGGATTTTACTACCGGTGAATTTAACCCGTAATCTGTTGCCCCGTATAGATTGTTTAGATTTGAATATTGAGAACTAGGTTCGAAGCCACCTTTACCGCCTCCGGCAATGCCACCGATTGCACTGCTAACTGCACTACCTGCCATTCCACCTAATACGCCGCCGAGTAACCCGCCGCCGAGTACTCCACCTACTGCATTCTTAGCTAGCGCCCCTGCACCGCCGGATAACTGTGTACCTAGCCCATTATTTGCATCGGCAAAATAATATCTATAATAGTTTAGCCATAAATTATGTGTAGCATTACTTTGATCGTCGTGCATTGTAATGTTAACAGGATTATATGTTATTCCTTTCTGAATAACAGTTTTTCTATTATACTGATGCATTACTTCAGTCTGTGGAGTAAATTTAGGAAGGTCGGCGGTCTTTACTAACATACCTACTATCGACTGATCTCTTGCTAACCAACTAGCATCTGTTATTGCGTCCTGATTTATCTCGTATGTCACATAATACATCCAGCTCACTTTCGGAGCCAATGCATAAGGGAGCCCGTCCCTAGAATCTAAGTAGAGTCTTGCTGCGTGAGAATAGTCCTTTACTAAAACATCAGTATGGATATTAGGAGTAATATAGGCATTAATATTTGACATAATAATATTTAGTCATAAAAAAAGGCCCATTGCTGAGCCTTTCTATTTGAAACAGTATTACTTACCTTGACCAGTTGCCTGAGCAGAAGCAGAATCAAACGGAGCACGTTTAACAGTATCACCTGTAATAGTAGCAGCAGTTTGAACAGCATTATCAAATGTTAACATCATAGTAATATCCATTGGATCACTAGACTTATAATCGCCACCTTGGTATGTTACTTTGTTTAAGTAGCATCCATAAAGTGTCCATGTTTCTAGCGTAGTAGGAGTATATGCGCCGTTGCCGCCGTCGAGTAACTCGATGACTGCTGAGAACTTATAATCAATACCAGATGCTGCACTTGCTTGTTCGAAGAAGTCGAACTGCTTCTGAAGTTGTTCAGAAACTAAACGGCTAACTGCATTAGAAACGTCGTCGCGCACAACAAGAGTAGCATCAGCCCAGCTAGGCTTACCAGCGTACTTAATCTTACTGTTATATACGTCGAGAGTGATTGTCTCAAACGATACTTCAGGACGTGAGCAAGTTACAACCTGCTTTGTCAGTTCTGTTCTAGGAGTTGTTACACCAAAGTTTTCCAAAGTAACGCGGAAGCGATACTTTAACTTTGGCATCAACATACCTTCGTTTTGTGCACCGCCTACTACCGGTACTGATAATTTGTTTAAACTTGCTACGGCCATAATATGCTCCTTGTCCTTTTATTTATTGTGTTAAGCTAGGGTGTATGTTCCAGACTTAATAGCACCAGTGTTTACAATACGTAATGGAACGTAAATGAACTCAACTGCCTTAACTGGCTCAATAGCAAGGTCTAACCATAGTTCTGAACGGTCAATTCTTGCAGGTGTATTGTTAGATTCATCGCAAACTACGATAAAGTCATACAATGCACGTTGACCGACAAGTTCCAACAACAGACTTGTTACAGCATTTTTAATTTCGTTGCGTGTAATCTTGTCATTTGGTTCAAACAAATATGGGCGGCTTAAAACATCTAGCTGACGACGTAAGTATGCAACTAATCTCGATACATTAATACGATCCAACGCACTTGAGCCATTAGCACGAGTGTATTGTCCCATTGCAACAATGCCAGCACCAGTTAATGTAGCGATTGGATTAATCTTAACACTTGCCATCACATCACGCACGCCTGTTGGCAATGCTGTTGACTTGAATTCACCATTTTCTAAGTAACCGACTGAAGTAGCATTATCAATACCACCACGACGGATACCAGCTGGAGCAAACCATGGATAGCTCTTTGCGTCACTATTAACAATCATACGCAATGCCATGTGGCTTGGCGGAACAACAATATAGTTGCCTGCTAAGTCGTTTGTATATCCGCTTGGATAGTACATTGCCATATATTCGTTATAGCTAACTCCGCCCTTATCGCTGTTGTCAAATGCTCCGTTAGAGTTAAGACCCCATGCCTTCAAGTCAGTACCCGTTGCCTTTAAGCGCATCGGAGTGTCACCAATAACAAATCCAGAGAATGCACGATCAGCATTTAAGCTAATCATATTCTGAATCAATTCTGGGTAACCTGGGCAAACAATTAGATTGTATGTTAATGTATCGGTATCTCTAATCGAAACATTTGCATCCATTGCGCTCTTAAGTCCCTTAATAACAAAGCCACGTTGTGCATGACGTCCAAAACTTCCTGCACCTGTATCTTGATTCGGACTTACGCTAATCCAACGATTTGCATTGTATCGAACTGTTCCACCTGAACCGTCCATTGGAAGATTCATACGTAAGTTAATACCGTTGTTAGCAAGTACATTGATGTAATCTGCAACATATTGCTTAACATTAAATCCTGAACGACGAAGATTCCACAATCTCATACCACGTGGATATTCGGCTGGATCCGGTGCATCTGGATCAACAAAACTACTAAAACGTAAATCTGCAATAGAACTTGGATTTACTGCGTCGCCGCTTGTTGCCCAACGTGCATCAGCAAACAACCATCCTGTTGGGCTTGTTTGATCTGTAGGATCTTGAAGAATCCAAGATAAAGTATATAGACCGTCGTACACATAAATTACTTGGCCGTATTGTTCGATATCAGCGGTGCTAATCCAGATATCACCGTCTGCAAGCGGAGTACCTTTGCTCTGTGTAAGAGGTTTAGTAGCACTTACAATTGGCCCATTAACGTCTGCGTTAGGGAATACTGTGGCATAACCTGCCCACTTTTGACCGTCGTGAACCATAACATCCACTTGATCAACTATTGAACTATACCAAAGTTGACCATTTGCAGGAGCAGAACTTGGGGAAGTTGCACTAGCAGAAAATACTAATGTTCTCCAGTTACTTGCTTTAGCAGTAGCACCTGTTGGTTCATAAGCACCTGCTGAATAAAAATTAGCAGTATGATCCCACTGACCTGTAACACTATTGTAAACAGAAGGAATAAATCCAACAGTACCTAAGATGTTAGTAGTATCTTTAAATAGAATTTCTCCGCCAGTGTTGTGAACAATGCTAACTGATCCATCTACATTAATTGTTGAATTGATATTAGGAATTCCAGATGCATTAACTGCTGCAACGAAATCACTAATAGTAGTTCCTTGTATTGTAACAGTAGTTGTGTTAACATAACCAGTAACTCCTGCAACGGATGCACTAATCTGTAAGCTAGAACCGGTAGTTAATGCAACAGTTGTTGTTGAAACATTGCTAGTAATTGTAGTAGGGCTAATACCAACTCTGCGTTGAACTGTGAAGTTTGCAAACGATGGAAGTCCTGGAGTAGAGTCGTTACCGTGATTATAATTGCTTTCAATAAACAATGTGCCAACTGGAATATTCACTCCCCCGCCTGCCTTATCTAAGCTGTAAGTTGCCTCTGCACCTGTAGCATAGATTGGAGATTTTACTAAGTTAAATGCATTACTTGTAGCATTATATTGTTTAACTGACCAGTATGCACCACCATTTGGAATAGTAGTCTTAACATAAACGCTTCCTGCTGGACGAGCAGATGAGCCTGTCCAAGATGGAAACTGTGTGTGAGGTCCGACAAATACTGTTGGGCCAAAATATGTCTTTGCGCTCAATCCAAGTTGTGCAAGTAAAGTTGCATCGCCGCTGATAGCAATATTACCATCTGCGGTAACTCCGTTGCTCTTAGCAGTTGAAGAAGCAAATAATGCCAATGCGCCGCCGACTACCTTTGCACCAACACCCTTAGTTTGAAGTAATGGGTTAATTGCAAGGGCAATATCAGCCATTGCATATCCGGATGCAACTGTAACTGTAGTAGCATTAATAATTAGTGTACCTGCAACGGATGTAGCTGCAAGAATCTTACCTGTAGCAGTTGGCCAACTTGTTGCCCATGATGTGCTAACGAATGTATTATTTGATGCGCCGGTAAAATTAGCTTCGATGTTTGATCCAACTTCAACCCAATTACCGTTTAAGTTCTTGTAGAATGTATGAACTTGTTCAAGTGGTTGATTAACTGCAACTGCATAAGAACCTACAACGCCGAAGCTAGCTTTTGGCTTTTGATTAATTGAATCAAATTGTGTTGCGGCATTGCTATCGTCGATAATAAGCGGAGTAACATCTTTAAATGCACCAGTAGATCCCCATTCGAAAATACCAAACTGTGAGTTCGAAGTGTCAACCCAATATGCGCCATCTTTAGGGGCACCAGACGGAGTACTTGATTGCGGAGTAAGACCTGAAAGATCAACTCCGGCTCTAACAACATACGCCTGCGAGCTAACGCCTAACAAACTGTAAGCTGCTTGAAGACCGTACTCGTTAAGTTCTCCACCGTGAACAGGATTACCTGATGCATCAGTGTAGAATACTGGAACACCAAAGGTGTCTGCCAAATCACGTTGGCCAGTTACTGTCCAAATCTTTCCGGCGTTTGACGGAAGTGTTCCAGGTGCAGTAACACCCGATGGATTCTTCTTGTTACTTGCTGAAGCAACAAAGATTAAAGGAATTGTCCCTGGTGCAGCTTGTGTATAGAAACTCTCGTTAACTACGCTAACTGCTACGCCTGGTGAATTTAGTGTGGCCATTTATTGCTCTCCAAATATGGTTTTATCTAGTATATTTAGTTCAGCAATCAAATTTCGCCGGGTAAATATATAGTGAAAAGGCACCAAAAAGGGCGGGGTTATGAGAGGATTATGTAAAACCTGTGGAAGTAGACCAGTTGCAATCAACTATAAAAAAGAAGAAAGGGTTTTCTATCGGAGTCAGTGCGACCATTGTGCAAAGGGACGCAATATCGGAAAGCCGATGTGGTATATCTCGGGCTATCGACTAAAGTGTAAATGTGATAGGTGTGGGTTTGAAAGCAAATACAAAGAGCAATTCGATGTATTCTATATTGACGGCAACCCCACAAATTGCCGTCATACAAATTTAAAAAGTGTCTGTGCTAATTGCCAACGTATTCTCCATGCGCTTCGATTACCGTGGAAACGGGGAGACCTGACGCCAGACTTTTAACTTGTTGGTATAACTCGTCAATATTTCCGTTATTATCAATTACTGCATCGAACGGTGTTCCTACCCATGCCCATTCACTTGCATGAACTTCGGGAAATGCTGTACGCATATGGTTAAAGGTACTGCGATTTGATTCAACTGCAAGATTATACCATTCCGGTAATGCGCCACGCTGTACCCAAACTACTTGGCCGCCTTGTGCTTTAATAGCGGTTATCTCATTTGGAAATCGGCAGTCGCTAATTACAATATCATCTGTACTAGATCGAAGTTTATTCTCTAAGCTTGCAATCCACATATCATTATGAAAACCGTTTCGACAAACTTCGGTTCCCCAGTGTTGCAAAATCCATCGCGGAGTAAGTTGTGGCATTCCTAATCGAGCAGCCCACCAAGTATCTATTTGCTCACGCCACTCTCGAGCAGCTTTTGTACGGCCTTCAAGCAGTTCTCTATCCCAACCGAATACTGCGGCAACTGCATCTTTCAAAGTTGCAGCAAACGAATCACGCCGAAATTCGTGGAAGTTTACAAGATAGTCCGCAACAGTATCTTTACCTGCACCAATAAACCCACATACACCTATAATCATAGCATCTCCTGATACTATAATTTACTATAATTTAATATAATTGTCAATAATTTATTAGCCAACTACAAACCACATTGGCTTCTCACCGGCGCTGTATGACATTATTTCCACTTCTAGTTCTTTAAGTGAAGTGAGCCCTTCTTGTTTTAGGGCATCGCCATTTAAATTAGTACCGCCTTGTGGTCCGGCAATTGTTGCAAACTTGCTACGAGCTTCACCTAAAATAACCTTGGCTTGTGCTAGTGCATAATCTTTAAGCCAAATTCCGGCGTACGGATCTTCTAATAAAACAAAGTCCGGTTTATGATTGTACATCCACAATAGGATTGTTTCTTCACCACGAGGCCGCTGCATAATAGTAAGCTTCTTAGTTGCAGGATTCCATGTAAAATTAATCTCACTACCGAACATTTTACCAACCATCTTTTGGTAGGATGCAAATGCATAGTATGTAGCAAGCCCGCCCATATTACTAGAATTCATTAGATATGTATTTGAGTATGCAAGGTTAAACGGTTCAAATAAGCTACCTGTATCGCCGCCACCAGTTCTAGACCCGACACTTCTACGGTATAACTGTCTAACTTCGATCACTTCGCTGCTTAATGTGTATTCATTAACATCTTGTTCCAATGTCATAAATGAAAAGCTTTCTTCTACGCTATTACTAGACTTCTGTCGGAACTTTGCAAATGCTCGGTCAATAGCGGTGTTGTAATGCTTTGGATCGAGTTCAATATCAATCATACCATCACCAAGCATGGTTTTAATGTATTCAACTACTTGTTGGCGGGGGTTTTCTAATGTGCTCATGTCAATATTTATCAATAAATATACTACTATGCCAAGACTATCACTTTATAAACCCGAAAAGGGCAACGACTTTCGATTCCTAGACCGGGTTATCGGTGAACAATTTCAAGTGGGCGGAACTGACTTATTTGTCCATAGGTACTTAGGGCCAGTAAATCCTGCTGCGGGGGAAGCAAGTCCCGGCGTTCCGACACAAACTAATCCGATTAGTGAGTTAGGCATCCAAGATGTTATCTTAATGGAAAACAGAGATAGACATTATGATCCTAATGTATATGTAATGCGTGCCATTTATACATTACAAGATTTAGATTTTAACCTAAGCCAGTTCGGTATTTTTCTAAACAACGATAATATTTTTATTCACTTGCATCTAAGCAATTGTGTTAACACTTTAACTAGAAAAATAATGGCAGGCGATGTTATAGAGTTGCCTCACTTAAAGGACGAGTATGCATTAGATGATGCAATGGTTGCATTAAAGAGATTCTACGTTGTACAAGATGTCACTCGTGCAGCGAGTGGGTTTAGTCAAACGTGGTATCCACACTTACTTAGAGTTAAGTGTGTACCGTTAGTTGACAGTCAAGAATATAAAGAGATTCTTGATGCAAGTGCAGGTGACGGGTCTAATCAAACATTACGTGACATTCTTAGTACTTACAATAAGAGTATCGAAGTTAACAATGCAATTATTGCCCAAGCAGAAGAAGATGCACCTCTTAGTGGTGCAAGTACAAACAACTTATATGTTATACCAGAGAATGGAGACTTACTATCTCAAGATATTGATGCATCTAGCGATACCCTTAATGCAGATGATAACATTACTGATGCAAGCATAGTATTACAGTCGCCTGATCATAATTATTATGTTGGATACGGGACGGGCGACGGCAAACCACCAAACGGTGCTCCGTATACTTTTGGAACAACATTTCCGTCGGCATCAGTTGCAGGACAATTCCATCTACGCACCGATTATTTCCCGAATAGATTATTTCGCTGGAATGGAACATTTTGGGTTAAATTTGAGGATAATGTAAGAATGACATTGACAAATAGTTACGATCCAAATGTGCCAAATCAAAGCTCTACAACGACTACATACAGTACAGCTATTAGAGAAACACAGCGTTCGGGCTTTATTAACAATAACAATACTGCAACTATTGCAGGAAATATTGTTCAAGAGCGTCAAGCACTTTCTAAAGCACTTAAACCGAAGGCAGATAATTAATGGAACATTTTTACGACGCGCAAATAAAACGTTACCTAACACAGTTTATGCGACTTATGAGCAACTTTGCATATAAAGATGCAAAGGGAAAACTCACACAGATTCCTGTACGGTACGGAGATATGAATAGACAAGTTGCGCAGATCATGAGAAAGAACAGCGAGAATGTTGTTCAAAGTGCTCCGTTTATTGCTTGCTATATAAAAAGTCTAGATTTTGCTAGAGATAGACTGCAAGACCCTACGTATGTTAGTAAAGTGAATATCCGTGAACGTGCATATGATGCACAAGGTCGCGAATACCTAAATACACAAGGTGAGAATTATACAGTAGAACGATTAATGCCAACTCCTTTTACTTTGCAGTTCACCGCAGATATTTGGACCACTAATACTGATCAAAAGTTTCAATTACTAGAACAAATACTAGTGTTGTTTAATCCGTCTATGGAAGTACAGTCTAGTAGTAATTATTTAGATTGGACAAGATTAAGTGTAATCGAACTTACGAATATGACATTCTCTAGTAGGCAAGTACCTCAAGGGCTTGAACAAGATATTGATATTGCAACGCTAAACTTCACTGCACCTATTTGGATTACAACTCCTGCGAAAGTTAAGAAACTAGGAATTATTACACAAATTATTACAAGCATGTTTGTAGATCCAGTCGGAACTATTGAATCTGGAGTATATGCAGATTCGGCTGATACTAATTTCTTCGATACTAGAAATCCAGTAAGTGTTGATTATATTACATTAGGTAACTTAGAATTACTAGTGCTCAATAACACTGCAAAGTTAACTCCTTCAAATGAAGTAATTAAGGCTCCGAACAATATTGATATTCCTCAAATATTTGGATCCGGCATAAATTGGGTTAGGATATTAGATTTGTATCCCGGGAAGTTTACAGCAGGCCTGAGTCAACTACGATTAACTAAGCCCGACGGTAATGAAATTGTAGGACACATTAGTTTAGATCCGCTAGATGATCAAACAATGCACATTAGCTTCGATACTGATACTGTTCCAATGAATACTATCCTAACTGATGCTCTGAATACACATTCGAGAGGAACTGTTGATGCAATCGTAGATCCACAAACATTTAACCCTCGACCACTAATAAACGGAGTGCTAGGTAATGCAACTATTGATGCTCGTTACTTAATACTTGAAGATATTAATCCAAATATAGGCACTCCAAATTACTCCGGACCGACTGCTTGGAAGAATCTAAATAACTCGGACTTTGTTGCCCATGCTAACGACATAATCCAGTGGGACGGATCTCAATGGAATGTACTGTTCAATAGTCGAGTAGTTAGTGCATTAACATATATAACTAATGCACGAACTGGTGTGCAGTATGCTTGGGACGGTGCGAGTTGGATGAAGAGTTACGAAGGCATCTATACCGCGGGAAAATGGCGGTTAGTTCTATGACAAATATAACCTGCTCGGGCGGATTGTTCCTGGCAAAAGATACACAACGATTTCTATTTCTGCTTCGTGCACAAGGTAAAACCGCGGGTACTTGGGGACTTGTAGGCGGGAAGAAAGAGCCGTCTGACATCACTGCATACGATGCATTGCTTAGAGAAATCCAGGAAGAAATTGGTTCAGTACCAAATAACGTTAAGCCAGTACCGTTAGAATGGTATTCTAGTAGAGATGATATGTTCTCGTATCATACCTATGTAATGATTGTGGAGCATGAGTTTATTCCTCTTCTAAACGAAGAGCATACAGGATACTGTTGGGTTGGAATAAATGATTGGCCACGCCCGTTACACTCCGGAGTAAGAAATACCCTTATTAGTAGAACTACTAAAGGTAAAATTCAAACTATTCTAGATGTTATACGGTAACTGTTATCACATCCCAAAATAAGTCTTGCGAATTATAAATTGTTGAAAAGTACATAACCTTCCCCGCCACGGTAGATGTTGATAACGGTGCAGTGCTAAACGCACGGAATCCGCCGGTTGAAGTTGTCCACGATAACACATGAGAAATTCCATCATCCTTAATACGGATCATTAATCGTTGACCATCATTCTTTAACCCAACCGGTGCCGCAATCGTCGTATCAGTCGATAGTGCTAGCACTGAATATTGTCCAACACTGCTGTTAGGGGTTATAGTAATGTTTGATGTTGTACTAGCAGTTCCCTGTATTACAGTGCCTGTTGAAACTACCGATGCTACAGTTAATGTATTTGTAAACGATGTAGCTCCAGTAACTCGACCGCCTGATGTTAAGTTTAGCGAGCTAACTGAATTAACTGCTAACGAAACTAACGTACCTGTGGTAAATGACTGTGCAAATTTTGCAATACTCGAAGTTGATGCAAAGTATGCATTTGTCGCAGTGAATGCAATATTGGCGTATGTAGATGTTCCTGCAACATCGGCATAACTTGAAGTCGATGCAAAGTACGCATTAGTTGCAGTATTAGCAACAGCAGCAAGACCAACAAACGTAGTAGAAGTATTAACAAGTGTGAATGCAACAGACGCAGTAGTTGCATACCCTACTTGTGTAGTTGATGTATTAACGAGGGTGGATGCAAATGCTGATAACGTAGCAGTATTAGCAATACTTGCATATGTTGAGGTGGTTGCCTGATACGCAAAGGACGAAGTTGTTGCTTGATACGCAAATGTTGCAGTAGTTGCAAAACTTGCATTAGTCGATGTAGTTGCTTGAAACGCAAATGTTGCAGTAGTTGCAATGCTCGCGTTTGTTGCAGTAGTTGCAGTATTGGCATAACCAACTTGTGTAGTTGATGTGCTGGCCAATGAATAAGCAACAGCGGCAGAGGTAGCAGTAAATGCGTATGATGCAGTATTGGCATAACCAACTTGTGTAGTCGATGTACTAGCCAACGAATAAGCAACTGCTGCACTAGTTGCAGTGTTTGCATAACCTACTTGTGTGGTTGAAGTACTTGCAAGCGAGTAGGCAACCGAGGCACTTGTTGATGTAGTTGCCTGAAACGCAAATGTTGCAGTAGTGGCGAAACTTGCATCAGTTGAGGTAGTAGCTTGAAAGGCAAATGACGAAGTTGTTGCCTGATATGCAAATGTTGCAGTAGTAGCAATGCTCGCGTTTGTTGCAGTAGTTGCCTGAAACGCAAATGTTGCAGTAGTGGCAAAACTTGCATTAGTCGATGTAGTGGCGAAACTTGCATTAGTTGATGTAGTTGCAAAACTTGCATTAGTCGATGTAGTAGCTTGATACGCAAATGTTGCAGTAGTAGCAATGCTCGCGTTTGTTGATGTAGTTGCTTGATCTGCGAGTACCGAATGTGCAACTAATGTACCAGTATTAAACGATAACGTATATCCGCTGGTAGTGGCAAAATCAGCGACTCCAACTAAATTACCAACTATTTTAGGAGCAAATACAGTATTCCCAACATACAAACTACCCGAGATTCCCGCCCCACCTGCAATAGTAATCGACCCTGTAACTGTGCTAACTGCTGTGGATGTATTACGGATAATGAAACGGTGATCAGTTACATAGTCTGTATTTGTAAACCCCCTTACTGCGGTCCAGGACTGCGCAGCAAAACTCCATATATAAATTACCGTACCTATAGTAACGGTCTGTTGATCATAAGGATTTAGGGGAAATGTTATCATAGGAGTGGGCTCAGTTTAGTATATTTATACCGAACCCACTAGCGAAATCAGACCGTAGTATTATTTTGAACCAACGGAATATATTTCTGCGCTAACTTAGTTCGCATTTCTCTACTTTGCCCGGGCCAATGCATGATCCAATCGCCGGAATGCCACTGTCCGTCGGTTCCTATTCTGTCTAACGTACTCTCAATAGGTTGATGTGCCCCGTCACTATAGCATGCCGCATTTAATTCACGTTGTGGCACAATCTTAATAATATCCTTAAACCTGTAAAAGCTATCGATGATTACTTGTTGTTCTTTCCAATCTCTATGAGCATATTGTGGATACTGGTCCAGAATAAATTGTAAGTAATCCCGCCCCTGTGGACTATTCCGCACCATCATAACCCCGGCATTAATATCGTTAAAATACGTGGCAATAATAAAGTGAAACCTATCATCTACTCTATCTTCTATGCGAACATCAAAGTTAGTAATTAACGCATCTGTATCGATCCATAAAAACCAATCAATATCGGGATTCAATTTCCCCAGTTCCAGTAAGTCACGTATCTTTGCAAACCCCGGACTCAAGTCTCCTTGTTGATAATCAATAACATGATATTGATAATCGTGTTTCTCACAATACAACCGTTGATTTTGTTCCCAAGTCATGTCGCTTAACCAACGATACCCTTCGTCTTGCATTGTAATTAGTGCACAGTTCATACAGATCCTTTATGTTCACATATTTAAATATTCGCCAGCCCCTACTTAATAATACTGACTATTTGGTAAAACCAGGCGTCACATCAGCCAAAATAGAGAGCGCAGCGACTGCGAAGCAGCGAGCGGAAAATTTTTTACTTGCGTTAAGTACATATATAACCTATACTAAACTATGTCCCTTAAAATCCGGTTCCAATTTCCCCGCGGTGAATTCACGGGCCCGAACATTATCTTCCACAATGAATTCACCCACGAAATCCGTAAATGGACACACGCTAGAAACATTGAAAATCATTTACTCAAGTTAGAATACAATAGTGATACAAATACAACAGTAGTAACATTTCCCAGCGATAAGGCCGTTCTACTGTTCGTAATGACTTGGACTTCTAAACACAAGTGGTGCACACAATACAAGGTATTACAGGAATGACGGTGGGATCGACGCTGATTTCACTGCGACAATTGAAGCACTTACATGTTTTACACGGTAGAACAATATGTGACCAATGATGAATGAATAGTTCATAGTGACTCTGTTGCTTAAATCGCAAAGTAATAACAGTATCCCGTAGAGTGAAGACATATTCGATTCCTGCTGTGCAATAGTTCTGAGTGAGGAACCACTTACATTGATCAAAGTAGGAATACGGTATTTGTACGGGAGTTGAAGTCATACAAGTATTTAAAGTGAATTCCCGTACTAAAGTGTTAGCACATTTCCAAAGAGTACGAGCCCAGACCGGGTCCTTGCCCTCAAAATTTTCCTGCGTAAAATTTTTAGATCTTCGATTTAAAACCGAGGGGAAGTTTTAAAACCGGTAAAACACGTTGTAAAAAAATGTGCTTGCAAAAATAAAGAGAGTTGGAGATCTGTACCCATGGTGATTTGCTAACCCCATGGCTCAAAAATTTGCATGCATGCTGCTGCTACTGCATGCTGCTTGTGGGATAGAACCCCCCACCACCTCGGCAATGCGCATCATCCTGCGCATTGCTCCCCAATCAACTTATAAAGCGCAGCATCCTGCGCATTATTAGCAGCGGTCCCAGTTGTTCTTCACATAGGTGCGTGCCAGTGCAGCCTTCATGCCTAGTGCCACGATGCCGTACTGCACAGCCTTCTCAAACGCTTCGCTGCCGCTGTCTGCTTTAGCTATAGTAATGTATGCACGGATGCGCTCTGCATTGCTGCTGCCACTGTGCTGTGCTACTACAGGCATACGCATACGCGCCATGATGTCTACAGCCTTAGCAGGAGCAATGGGTGCTGCCACCTTAGTCACTGTGGGTGCAGTCAGCATGGATGCGTTAGTCATTGTGTACGGCTGTGCCTTGCTTACGCGACCCTTGCCGCGGAACATGTAGGATGCGCCGCGTGTCTGTATCTTGCGATGTATGACAGGGCTAACGGCAACAATGTGGCCAGTGGATGTAGTGTATGCATACGGCTTAGCCTTAGCCACTGCTTCGGGTGCGTCTTCTTGTTTGTAGCAGCGTGAGCCATTGCCGCCTAGTGCTACACATACACGCTTCCAGCCTGCATCATGATTGCGTCCAAACTGTGGAAACGCTTGGCATACACTGTGCGCGACTTCATGCGGCACTGTGTCGTTTAGGATGTGTTCCCAGCTCTGGCCACCAAGGCGCATATGCACAGTGTTGAAGCGCAGGTACATGTCATGTGCAGTACGCTCAAAGCGATCAAGCTTGCAGCCTGCCATACCAGCAGCACGGCCAGTAAGGTCGAAGCGGATTTGGATTGCGGGCATCTTAATGCCAAACTTGCTTTCTGCAAGGGCGATACACTGTGCAACTTTGGCTTTGACTGCTTCGACTTTTGCTTGCATGTTATGTCCTACTGTTTGTTTGCTATGTGTGTATTATAACAAAGAACGACGAGACTGTCAAGTCCCGCCGCCCTGTAGGGTTATCAGTTAGTCAGTACGTACTGCGCAATGGCTTTCCAATTGCCGCCTGCTGCCCGAAGCTTTGTCACTGCTTGCAGTGTGCGCAGGCTAAGCTCTTTCACTTCGCCTTGCACGGAGCGGATAAGTGCCATCGCGTCGTCTTTATGCTTTTGGCTGTACTGCGGCATGAAAGTTGCACTGCTTGTCATATGCTGCATGCGTTCCACTTTCTGATCGCTTGTCATCTTCAAGTCAATGCAGTAAGCACGAGTCAACAGTGCGTTGGCTACTTGCTCGCGGCGCATGTTAGAGATGAAGATGATGCGTCCTTGGAATACAAAGCTACGCGGCAGGTCGTCGTCTTTCATGTCTGCGTTCCAGCTAATCACTCGCTTGTCGTAGCTGTCCAAAGCGCCCTTCAGCAGGTTCAATGCAGTAGCATCTTTGAGCACATCGTCGCAGTCATCAAACACTAGCACACTGTCGCGATTCATGTACAGCTCGCGATACAAGCCCTTAGCAGTGCTATAGCCTTTGATCATCTTGTATGCTTTAGACGGGGCGTCGCTTTCGAAGCTAGACACATCCTCAAGTCCGTTTGCAGCGAGTGCTTCCTTCACAGTGTGCGTCTTGCCCAATCCGCCGGGACCAGTGATCAGTACGCTAGTCGCGTTGCCTTGTGCAATCATGTTAACGAGCTGCGTCACAAACTCGAAGCGCTGATTGATTGGCCATTTAGTGTCTTCGCCGTCTTGCGGAGCAGTGACATCTTCGCTTGCAGGCACAGTGACCTTGTGTCCCGCCTTAGCCATCATCTTCACAACGCGAGTCTGGTCGTAGGACTTAACGACTTTCTTTCCCATGTACATGCCAATCCAGTTGCCGTCTGCATAAACAATTTTAGCTTGCATTTCGTTTCCTTTTACTGCTTCGTTTAACATGTATGTATTATAGTCTCATTGTGCAGAACAGTCAAGTCCCGCCAACTTGTAGGGTTATTAGTAAGAAAGTGCTTTGGCTAGCGTCGCAGCATTCAATGCGTTTTGCGCATCATACAGTGTGGCCGTTGCGCGGGCTACTGTGGCGTTAGATGCTTTCTCGCTGTTGTTTGCTACGTGGTACGCTACTAGCGCATCGGCGTATGCGAACACAAGTGCTTTGACTGTTCGATTGTGCTGCGCTGCGACTTTGACTGTTGCCATGCTGTACTCCTTGTTGCGATGTATGTATTATAGTCTCATTCAACGGAACTGTCAACAACCCTATGATCCATAGGGTTATTGTGAATAGGTGCTGTTCGTTTGGACTCTTACCACAGTGTTTCCCGATATGGCTAACCGGCGCGGTTGATCACCGCAAAGGACATAGACAGCTTAGTCCTACTGTTTACTTCTCGCCTGATCAGGACGACTAGTTAGTTAAGGCGTTTCGAGCGATGGAAGATTTTACACTGTCTTGCGACTGAAGTGACTCCGTCTTTCGATGCGCTGTATGGCACCGGCCCCACTACCTTATTGTAACATGCTCGGGGAATACTGGCCCATTGCCAATCACTAGATCGGGTGAACGTTCAAACCTAAACACATTACAATAAGGGCACTGTAGTTTCCTACAGTGCTGTACCTACTTACAGTACAAAGCCCAAACGCTGGCCTTCTTCAGCGACAGCTTGCGCAACATCCAAATCGTCGCAAACCCAATCGCTGTTAAGCAAAGCGTCTACGCAATCTTCTTGTCGCTCTGCTTGCGCCAACTCAATAAAGCGCACGTCAGTGTGACCGTTACGCTCCAGCACACCCTTACGGCCTTTGCTGTTAGCATAGCGCACAGCAAACACGCCGTTTTGCTTGGAAACGCCGACGAAAGTAAAAGTGTTTGTGTTAATGTCTTTTGCCATTTTTAACTCCTAGTGTGTTTGTGTATGTATGTATTATAACGCCGTTTTGCTTTACTGTCAACTACCCTATGCACTGTAGGGTTATTAGTATTTCTGTACGCGGATGATCTGATGCAAGTAAGCCCAGCTGCCGTTCTTGTCATCGCCGCTTGCCAACGTGTAGCCAATGCCGGGAATGCCGTTCTTTATGTCTGCATCCACTTCGTCGACAATAGCGCGGACGCCCATGCCGCTGCCGAAGTTTGTGGCAACCCAAACGATGCTTCCCACCTTTACGTCGCGTAGTGTAATCATATAGTCCTTTGTTTGCATGTATGTATTATACTCTCAAACTGCAGAACTGTCAACAACCCTATGCACCGTAGGGGCTTTATTGTGTTAGGCACAATCGCCGTCCATCCCCGCCTTGTTCGAAGTATGTATTGTAACACCTTCGATCAAGTTTGTCAATCCCTATCGTAGATCACCAAACAGGCTGAATCCAGTCTTGGGATCAGGAAGATCTGCGTTGTCGATTGGATGTATGACAGGCTCATCCTCTTGTTCAGCTTCGTCGGACAGCTTGATCAGGTTGAGCTCCTCCCATGCTCTCCACAGGTCGTAGTCAGGATCGCCAGTGTTGCTTTCCATAGCGGCTATTCCTTGTTGCAGGAACTGCAGGGCGATCTTAGCCCGGATGAGTTTCTCTTTGTGTTTCATGTTATTGCTTCCTTAGAATATGATTACTTCGTCGCCGTCGTCTTTAACTTCGTCGATCGGGTTAGTGCAGTCCCACTCGCCACACCACACAGTTACCTGCTTGTCCTGATC